AAATAGTGAATGAGAGACTAAAAATAAATATTAAAACTAACTATTCTAGTATGAAGTAGAATCCGTTAGCAGAAGACTCCTTTGTAGGCCAGAGTCTTTCGTTATCGGACTCAGACCGTTCAGTGAAGTCATAATTTTGAAGGTAGACTTCGTTGAAGGAAGGGAATCTCTTTGGTATAGAGGGGAGGGCGGCACGTCGAGCTCGTTCATTGAGATGAAGTCGCATGTTACGTGGCATGTCAAGCTTGAATTGTTCAGTAAGAAAGGTGTATACGTCGAGACACGTATTATACACTTCTTTTGAACAACCCATGGATGCTTGAGCGATACCAATCGAACTGGCGATTGTGGCTTCGAGTGTTTGTGGGTGCTCAGGGTAAAGGAGGTGAGCGAGGAGGGAAGCTGGATCACGATATGCAATGCCATTATCATTAGAGTATGATAAAACATTAACACATGATAAGTCATTACCGAGGTAAGACTTTTTATGTGATAGCTTTGCGTTGAAACGGGAGAGTGCTTCGTCGCGTAAACCTAAAAGAAACTGATCTTTCTGGTGAGGTTGAATCCACTCAGGAAAAACTGATATGGAATCATCACCTTGGACTAAGTAGTCAAAGTTGTCAGATTCTATGTCTATTCCACGAGAGGAAAGACAGGTAAGGGTCATGATGGTGTTAACGAATGAGTCGAGAAGTTGAGTTTGTTGGAAACCGGAGGCGATTCCATTAAACTTCCATTGATAAACATCTCCATTGGGGAGTTGGATAGGAGTGTGTTTGATTGAATAACACATCCATTCCCAGAGACGTTCAATTTCATTAACGTTTGGTGTTCCATCGGGGTAGAAACTAGTAGGTTCATACTTTGAGAAATCAAACCATGACTTCCACGTTAAGTGAATATCATCGATGATTGCAAATAAAGCACGACGGTCAAATTGTGACCAATCGATTGAGAGGACGGTGTTGAACCTTTTGTGAGTGAATCGATTATATAATCGTTTCCATCCACGGCGAGCAGTTTCGTAGCCCCAGAGCATTCGGCCAGTTTTGTGATTTAGATAGTCTTTCTGGATATTCCAGATAAACATATTTTCAACCATTAAAAGTAGCTTCGGAACTCCAAAGACAGCACGAAGCTTGTCGGGTTAATCTTGTTCTACCAAGTGAGATCTAGTATGTAG